GCGTTTCCTTGGGTGCTCAAGCTTGACGATGCTCGTTTTGCGGCTTTGTTGAATATGTTTTTCAACCTTGGGGTTGACAAGTTTTCAGAGTTTAAGAATATGCTTCGCTCCGCTGAAGCTCATCAATGGTCTGATGCCGCAATGCATGCTCTTGATAGCAAATGGGCCGCACAAGTAGGGGAGAGGTCAAAGCGTGTAGCACGTCAGCTTGAAACAGGGGTCTGGAACTAAATGGCTGAGAAGATTCACCGGATAGACAAATTTCAGGGTCTCCATGATTACGCGGACTCCTCGGGGAACGAGGGTTATACGCGGGACATGAAGAACGTCTATGTTCGCTATAATCGAGTCTTCGGCCGGCACGGGATGACCAACCTGGAAGTTGCCACGGACGCCTCAGACACTCCTATTCGACACCTTGCACCCTATTTCTCAAACTACATGCGGATCACTCCCAACCGGGTTGAGAAAATGGCCGTAGGTGCTGGCGCCTGGTCGAATATCACCGGGGCAGCTACCCTTAGTGGCACCGCTACCATGATCCCCCAGTCCGTCACTCACAAGGAATATTTCGTTTTCACGAACACGGTTGTCCAGCCCTACAAATGGTCCGGCTCAGGTAACATATCGGCTGTCGGCGGAACACCTCCCTATTGCAAGAGCCTAGCTCAGAATTGGGGCTTCCTCTTTTTGTTCTACACCTCCAGCGACGGCATAACGTGGGACGAGTACGAAGGGGTTTACTCCGACGACTTCGACGTGGACTGGTCCGGTTGCGGTGGCAACGAGCTGCGCTTCGATGAGACGCCGGGATTTCTTGTTACCGGCGACGACCTCGGGGACAATGTTATGGTCTACAAGACTGATGACATTATCCGCGTTCGCTTCATCGGCGGACAGCTTCGCTTCTCGCAGAAGCGCCTCCGCTACTCTCAAGGAATTGGTGCAAAAGCCAGCCTGGCCAAGATTGGAGTCATAGGCCACGCGATGTTGAATGGGTCTTTCCAGCTCGTTTTTTGTGATGGTGAGATCGTTAAAGAGTTGCCCGCAAAGTTTCAGCATCATCTCGACCGCGTGATGTATCAACCTTTCGCGTATCAAGCCTTCGGTATTGGGTCTGCGCGTAATTCCACTTACAATCTTTTCTACCCTACCAGCGCCAGCGACACTTACAACCGGGGCCGGTTGATCGTCAACATCGAGACAGGCGAATTTCAGGATCTGACCTATGACGGTCACCATTTCGACCACGGCATCTACTTTCAAGACACAAATGATATAACCCGGCAGAAGCTTCTCGTGGCGGACAATACGGACGTTTACATCCTGGACGACGAAACCGCTACGACAGACATGACAACGCCGATCAGTCGCTACTACACAACGGATTGGACGGACTGTAAGGAGCCCGGAGACAAATACCTAACAGGCGTCGGTCTTCGTTTTCGGCGCAAGGTCGGTACTCGGGTTTCGGTGTCGGTTGCTGTAGACGGTGGCGTACGCTACTTCAGCAGGAAGACTTTTAACCTGAATGGACCAACGATCAATGGTGATTTCACCAAACTTCTTTACCGTCCGGAAACTCCACTTCTCGGAGACGAGTTTAAGGTCAAGGTCGAATTCCATCATGACCGGACTAGTGTCTTTACCGAACTGATTCCGCCCGTTGATATTCTGTTTGAGCCCACGGGCGTCTACATGCTTAAGGGCGACATGGCTAATGTTACCACGGTGTCGTAATGGCAGCGCCAACCAATGCGCGAGTAGAGTCAACACAGTCCGACGCTAACGTAGTTCGCTGGACTGACAACGGAGGGGCTTCGAATGATGTTTATCGTTCCACGGATGGCAGCAGCTATGCGGAGATCGCTTCTGATGTTGCTCTTGGAGTGCAGCTCTATACGGACCAAGCTGTTACGGCCGGTGTCAAATATTGGTATAAAGTCACGAATGATAATGGCTCGACGTTTTCAACCGCTGTCATTGTTGTAACGCAAATTTGTCCGGACCTCACACGGCGACGCCAGGCCATTCCGAGCTTCGATGAAGGCGACACAGAGTCCAGGCTGAATTCCCTTGCGGAACAAGTGCAGGCCAACAACAACAGAGTCACCTTCGTCGGAGGCTATTCTCCTTCGCCTTTTGATCAGTGTGTCGCATGTCCGGGAGCCGATGGTGAGCTGGTGCTTGATTGCTCTGCTGGATGCGGGTCGTTTCTGGTAGTCGTCACTGAAGACATAAACAGCATCACCCTAGTCGGTTGTAGCGGGGTTTGCCCCCCGATTGATTTTCAAATTGCAGCGTCGTCGGATATTGGAATTTGTGGCTGGCCGCTGGAATGTGACAACCAGGGTGATGATTGCTTTTACTCTCGGGTAGACGGCGGGGATAACGGACAGATCATCAAGACGGACGGCAAGACAGTCGAGGAGCTTCCCTAATGGCAGTCCCGACAAATGAGCGGGCAGAGTCAACCTCGTCTACGGACATAACAGTCCGCTGGACAGATATCCCTGCAAGCGTGGAACCGGTGTTGATCTACCGATCAACAAACGGTGTAGACTTTGCCTTGATAACCGCCATTGCGGCCGGGGTTGGGCTCTTTCAGGATACGGACATTGAAGGCTTAGTTGGTGGCACAAAATACTGGTACGAGCTGAGTCAAGATGGTGGAGCCACGCGGACCGATGAGTTCGCAACCTGGACTCATGAATGCCCTAACCTAACCAAGCTTGCGCCAACACCGGGTATCCCTTCATTCAAGAAGGAAAACAACCCAGAGTTTTTAAACATCATGGGCGAAGTGGTTGCTCTCAACTACGGACAGAGCCTGCGATCAACAGCATTCCAGGGCAACGGACAGCCGGCCTATGAAGACCAGTGCATTATCTGCGCGGAAGACGGCAAGGTGGTGCTCGATTGCTCGAAGAACTGTAAAGCGTTTCTAATCATCACCACCGTCGATATCACCTCGATTACAATCATCGGGTGTGGCGGTGTGTGTCCGCCAACTGAATTCGTTGTCCCGCCTGCCACCACGATCGGTATTTGTGGTTGGCCTGCGGAATGTGTGAACCACGGCGACGATTGTTTCTTTGGTCGGCTAACCGGACCGCTTAGCGGCGGGTCAGGCGGCACTACAAATCCAGGCCCGACTCCCAACCAGCCCGGAGGGGGAGGAGGTCCAGGGGGCAACAATGGGAACTGCCCTTGTCCGCCCTCGGGCGAAGTGTCGATTCAGTGCTGTGATCCTAGCGGCGAATGTGACCCCTGTGCAAGTGATTCCGGTTGCGTGACATTTAAGATTTGTGGGGGATGGGGACCATTCACAATCGAAACAACGGCAGGTATTGTAAAGAGTGGCGGTCAGAGTGGCACCACTATCACCACTGACAAAAGAGTTTTTCAGTTATGCAAGCCTTCTAATAATGGGGACGTACCTGGCGTTGCTTATGTTAAAACACGAAAATGGTGTAGCAACTGTTTAACCAGTCCATGCACATCTTCTTGTACTTTTGAGAGTTGGGGTTGTGATGAGGAAGCACTGTCCGCGTGCGGAGTCGGGAATGCGTTTGCATGTTGTGACCCTACTTGGTCTTGTAACGTCGCGGACGAACCTGCACCGCTTTTCGAACGAATTGAATTGGCATGTGTGGATCTACCAGTGGCTGATACATGCTCCGAAGCCTACACTTCTTGTATTTGCGACACAAGGGACGGAGCCATGATTGCGGCCGGCTGTGTACCTTGCGAACTTGAATTTAAGGATGGGGCCGTGGTGACAGCCACGGATTTTAGAGGCGTGTCTGCTTCATTCATTGCGGTCACTGACACACCTAACGGGTAGGAGGGGGAAACGTGGCTTGTGTATTACTTAAGGACGGTGCTGGGAATATTCGGAAGATCCCGGAGAACACACCTTTTGAAAAGCTTCCCGAGGAAAAGATCGTCGGCATTGATGTGAATTGTGGGCTCAAAGAGGGTGAACTACCTCGGAGCCCTAACACCTTCACAGTGTTGGCTAAAGAGCTTAACGCGGAGATTGGGGAAGGGAAGGGCGACTGGATTAAGGCCCTGGCAAAACCAGTGGCCCGACTTCTAGGCAAGACCGGGTGTTCAAATTGTGAAGCTCGTCGCATTGTGACGAACGCTTATGGCAAGCTCAAGGCGAAGCACGGCCAGGTTAAAGCGTTGCAGCTTATAAAAGATTTGTGGATAACAAGTACAGGCAATCCGGAGGAAGCATTGCTCGCGTTGAAAGAGCATCTTAAAGACTAATGGCCGTTCATCTTGGACTAGAGCGAATCACGCTCACGAGCTACGTTGAGGCAGCAGAAAGCACCGCCCCCACGAGGGTTCGCCCTAATACCCTTCGATTCTATGTGAAGGATAACGGGTCAGGCGAGAGTGTATTCTGTTTCAAGGATGAAGACGGCGATGAGTTCTGCACAAATGCAACAAGCGGGTTCGTTGTTCCTCACACCTTATTGAATGCTTCAGAGCATTCGGACACAGCTTCAGATGCTGTTTCCCGAGGAAGCTTAATCTATGGTAACAGCACACCTAAGTGGGACGAGCTGACCATAGGCGGTGCCGGTACTTATCTCGGTAGCGATGGGACAGATGCAAGCTGGCGGGCTCAATCAACGCTCGACCACGGCTCCATTGGCGGACTGACCGATGACGACCATGCTCAGTACCTCCTGCTAGTCGGTCGATCGGGCGGACAGATTGTGAGAGGCGGCACGGGGTCCGGTGACGACTTGACGCTGCGAAGCACGTCAAACGCTACGAAGGGCGACATCTTCCTCGCGGACGAAGGTGGAAATATCATCATCGGTGGTGGTGCAACGGGCAGCAGGCTTCGAATAATGGAGCCCTCGGGGTCCGGCACAAACTATATTGAATTCCTTGTCCCTGCTCTAGCCGCTAATGTCACCTATACATTACCAAACAATGATGGCGACGCAGATGATATTCTTGTAACAGATGGGTCTGGCGGTTTGTCTTGGACAACCGTCGGTGCTGGCGGTTTAGTAGATGCAGAGGATGTCACCTTCACGCCAGCAGAGGTAACCGACTGGGATGGAGGAGCGGACCCCGGTGACGTACAAGAGGCGCTGGACCAATTAGCGGAACGGATCACCGATGGCGGCGGAAGCGGTGGAGCAACTTTTCATCCCTTCCTTTTACTAGGAGCATAAATGGCAACAACTTATCCGGACCCGGCACAGCTTGATTCAGCAGCAGCGACACTGGAAACTTTATACACGGTGCCCTCCAACACACAAGCAGTGGTGAGCAAACTAATTGCCTGCAACAGGAGTGCCACCCCCACGACGATACGTGTGGCAGTGCGAATAGCCGGAGCCGCAATCGATAACAAACATTACAACTACTATGATTTGCCTTTACCAGGCAACGACACCTTTGAATGTTTAGCAGGCGCAACCTTAAATGAAGACACCATTGTGAGTGTGTATGATACTCTAGGCAACGTTAGTTGGTCGCTTTATAGATCGGAGATCGCGTAATGCACAGCTACGCAAAAGGAAAGCTGACGGCGCAGCAGTTAGCCGCCATAGTGTCGTCCAATGCGGCAGAGTCAAGTCTTACCGCAGCGGCCCGGACAGGCACCGCCGTTGCCAACGCGGCAGGCACGAACACCAAAGGCGCTTACACAACACTTCTAACTCCTGCAAGTAATGTTTACGGGCTTTGGGTTATGGCGGGCGGGATCGGCGGAAACGGTGTAGCGACTGGCATACTATGCGATATTGCCTATGGTGGAAGTGACACGGTAGTAATTCCCAACATCAATATTGGTTATGCGGGGCTTGTCAATTTTGGTAAGTGTTTTTATTTTCCCGGTCTGAACATCCCTTCCACAAACGCTATCAAAGCTCGGACCCAAACCGTAGTGAACAATGATAGTGCAACAATCGCTATCATTGCGGAAACTCGAAACAGGTTTCCTAATGTCACTGAGAATGGATGGGTTACTTATGGAGCTAACCTCACTACTTCTCAAGGGGTGGCTGTCACTCCGGGCTCGGGAGCCTTCGGCACTTGGACAGAGATCGGTACAACATCCGCCAATCATAATTTGTGGTCGGTCGGTATTGCAGGAAATGCGAATACAGGCTTTGCTAACCCCGGAATGGGGTTGCTTGAATTTGGTGTAGGTCCGGATGCGTCCACTGTCACGTCTATTGGGTTCTCTAGTTATCAGACTACCGCGTCAGAAGAAGTTGTTTCGACGTGTGAGTGCTTCGGTTATGCCAGCACTGCGGGTGACAAGGTGTGGGCTCGTATAGCTTTTGGTAACACGGTTGCAATGGATATCGTTATACACGGTTGTTAATCATGCCAACACTGAATGACATTTTCAAATATCTAGTGGACGCCGTTACCCCTAACGAGGCGGGCGCCGAGATGATTCCGCAGACCCCAGGAGCGAAGGCCGCAGTGGACCAGGCCCTAGCTATGGGAGGCCCAGGTGGTGATGTTGTGCGTGCGTTGCACGCAAGGCCAGAGAAGATCAACGTCACCGATCAACCGGACCTCGGGATGAAGCTCTTCATGACCACCCTCGGCCGGACCAAACAGGATCTAACCAGCCCGGACTACACCATGCGCCTAAACCCGGACCTGATCGACCACTTCGCTAAGAAGGGCAAAGCCAGTGCCGAGGGCACAGTGGCGCATGAGGCCGGTCACATTGCCAGCAACCTAGCCGGCATTGGGGGCACATATCAACCGACAGGCGTTGGCCTAGTAAATCGCTTCTCGGGATGGCGCCTACCAAAGGACATGGACGAAGACCTCGCTGACGCGGTGGTGGGCAATATCAGTCCGACAAAGGGCAGTGAGCTGGAAAAGAAAACAAGAGACGTATTAAAATTCTTAGGGCTTGGAGGAAAGTAAATGGCAGGTTACAAAGACAAAGCAGTCGCACCGACGAACTCAGTGACAGATCCCGCAAGGCGTCTCACTGATTTTCTAACCAACTTTGGAAACACGGCACCCATTAAAACCTTGGCGGACTTGCTGTCCGCGTCAAGTGCGCCGATGGCACCAGGAGCTACAACCAGTCAGCAGACCGGGCCATATCAGGGGCCGCTGGCGACGGACGTTGGAGCAACTGAAGCTCCAGCTCAGCAGCCCGGTATGATGGAGCAGGCGCTGCGCTACTTGGGGTTGCGATAATGAACGGCTTCGACTTCTTGGATAACAGTTTCGACAGCTCCGTGCCCCTCAATAACAACTTTGATAATTCTGTTCCTTTGGGGAATAACTTCGATAGCTCGGTGCCTCTCAACAACAACTTTACCAATTCTGCCCCGGCTTTTTATCCGGACAACAGCATCGGCCGAGTAGTGCTAGACGAGACAGCTCCTCGACCTAAACGGACGCAGCCTGACGAAGAAGAGATTGAAGCGTTGAAGCGGGCCGACATGCTGCGCAGAATGTTCGCGTATCTAAACCAAGCATAGGAGAGAACATGGTAACATACGAAGAGATGTTTGAATACACCTTGAAGCATATCGTCCGCGCAAGCAACGCGGAGGCGGAAGTCGTAAAACTAAAGGCACGAATAAACGACCTTCAGATCGAGCTTGACGCAACCGCACAGGCTCTTGAACATTTCCAGGCAATCAAAAAAATATAACAATTTGGAGAAAAAGTAAAATGGCTTTAATAGAACTAGGAGCAACTGGCACAAAGTCCGGGTTGCTCGCGGCTCAGGGCGAACGTCTTGGCGACGAGACTGACAACGAACAAACCCAAATGCTGCTTGAGCTGCTGAAGATGAACCAGCAGCAAACAACTACCGGAACCACCACCACAAATCCGGTCTTCGCTAACCCCGAGCAGTCAAGCCGTTTGATTGACCTGGTTACGAATGCTGTAGAGTCCGGCACAAAGAACATTGCGGACCTTGGTAACTTCACCAGCAGCAAAACGTTCCAAGATAGCTTGGCAGGGTTGTTAGGAGGTGCCTTCCAGAAGCAGACACAGCAGGGCTACAGTGATCTAGCTGACGCTGCTCGAATTGCTGGGGGAAGCTCAGGCATGAGAAGTGGAGCTTACGCAACTAGCCTAGGCCGGTATGCCGGCGATCGTAGCGGCGTGGCCGGCGAAATGGCCGCTAAGCTCGTGGGCGAATTGCTACCTTCCTACGTGGCAGGCAACACGGCCGCTCTGAGTCAAGCTGCTCCGCTGCTTAATGCGCAGAAGGGTGAGCAGACTGTTTCGACACAGACCAGCGAATCGAAAAACCCAATGGCTCCGAAGATTAGTCCATTGCAGAAACAAAAACTTCAATGGTTAGGAATGTAACTCATGGCACATCAATTCATTAATATCCCCTCTGGTTATATTTGGGACGAGAAGCAGGCAACGGAAGAGCTTGCCCGTGTGCTTGAAGCTGCTTCTCGCGGTGAGCGTATGCCCTATGTTGCGGGCTCCCGAAGCATCACCGATACCCTAAAGAACCCCGACGAGCTTGCTGCCAACTATCCGATGAACGCGGCTAACGAACAGATCGGGCTTGCTGGTTCCACGGGATATAAAGTCCCTGGTGCAGGAGGCCGGACGTTGTTCGACATCCTCCAGGCCGGTGATGCAATGGCCGCTGGTAAAATGGCTCCAGGCTTCCAAACCTCTGTTGGTCAATCGCTGACCGGCGAGACACCTTCGGAGATTAACCTTCGAGGTGCACAGGCCGCGCACTTGAGAGCACAAACAGGCGAGATTAGTGGTCAAGGTCCGGCCGTAGATCAGCAATCAAAGCTTTTCAAAGCACTTGGAACAGAGAACTTCGATGCGGCAATGATGGAGGCTCTCGACAATCGACAGATGAAGCCTAGCGAGATCGCTATGTGGACACAGAGAAACGCACAGAAAATCAAAGCGACCACTCCATCGGATAAACAGCTCGGTATGATAAGCATGGCAAAGGATTCCTATAATCAGATTGATAATTTAGAAAAGGCTTTCATAGCAACTGAAGCTGGCAAGACCGGCAAGTGGAGTGAAAGCTTGAAGCTTGCTATGTCCCGAATGAATACTGGTGGACAAGCGTTTAACGAAGCGGTGGAACGTCTATCACCAGAAGACCGGACCTTTGTTGCTCACGCCAACCTTGTGCAATCTCGATTGAGACAGCTTGCGGGCGCTGGTGCGATGGACGCACATTTCAGCAACTACGATGCTGAGAACGCAGCGCGGGGTATTGGCTCCATCCTCACAGGAAGTAAAGCCTACCGGGAACAGCTCAGAGTTTTCAAGGATGACATTGCAGGCCGGTTCAACAACTCGCTTAACACCATGAATGAGGCTAATAAGAATGTGAAGGGTTATGGCCGACTGGCGAAAAGCACCGAGCCTAAAGCAGGGGAGCATACCCTTCTGACCCCTGACGGCAGACCAATCACAGTACGAGGGCCTAAAGAGGCAGTAGAAAAGGCTATCGCCGATGGCAAGTACAAAAGGAGCAGTAACTACTAATGGTTGACGAATATGGGCTCGAAATAGTAGAACAGGGCGCTCCGGTCCCAGGCACAAAGGACGAATACGGCCTAGAGATCGTCGGAGAGGGGGCGCCGGCTTCGCAGGCTAAGCCAGGCAAGGGGTTTACGCCACGGGAGAGGCTTACCTTCACCGGGGAATTAATGGGGGGCTTAAAGGACTTAGGGTCAGGGGTGTCCAGTCTTGTCACGGGTGATATTCCTCGATTCGTGCCTAATCGTGATAAACCCTCGGTGTTCAAACGGGATTGGACAGGCAGCAAATGGCAGGACAGAGCTTCGGCTTTAGCCGAAGAATTGCTTGCACCTCTAACGGGTACAGGCGCAGGCAAGACACTTATGGGTGCTCTGCGGACGGCCGGATCTCTCTTTGCCAGGCTCCAAAACCCTACAGCAGCCGCTGGAGACTTTGTTGAAGAAACCACGGGCTCAAAGCTGGCCGGCGATGTCACTGCGTTTGGTGGTGACCTTGCAGCGGCCCTTGCTCTCGGTAGACCGCAAGCCTTAGCCTCCAAATGGGTCAAGGAAAGTGTGAAGGCTGGTAGGCCCCTAGTCACCTCGAAGCGAATGAAAGCAGAGAACCTCGGGACCAAGCTAAACAAAACTCTTAGTGATGCTACAGCAAACGAAGAGCGAATTGTGTCCAGCACCGCAGCCTCGATCGAACAAGTGGAAGAGCTTGCGGAGACTGCTAGACGACAAATCCCAACCGCACAAACGCTCAGGGCTCGATTTGCCCCCAACGCTCCGCTTGGTAAAGAGTCCGGTAAGGGTTATCAGGCAGGCTTCAATCAGAAGTTCGAAGAAGCCAAGACCACCTTTGAGGATCTCTACAATCCGCTTCGTGAAGAGGCCGCTACACTGCCAACAGATGCAGCGGGCTTTGTTACAGCGGGAGGCAAGCTAAAGGAAGGCACGGGCATAACCGGATCATTCACCACAAAACCAGAAGCAGTGGCTGGCCGGACACCTAAGATTGCTCAGTCCGTCGAAGACCTCGAAGCTCAAGCTCAAAAAGCTATCTCTGAAGCGGCTCCCGGTGACCGCGCTAATGTCTTCCAGCGAATCATGGAAGACTCGAAGGTCCCGGCTCAGAATGCCACGGTGGCGGATCTTATCAACGAACGTCAGCGAATCTCGGCCGCAAAGCGGGTGATGAAGGACGATAATAGCCGACGACAGGCACAGGAGCTTATCGACGGCCTGGACGCTGATATCACCGCAGCCAGTCCGGATCTAGCCAAACGTTATGGAGCTGTAAACGAACGATTTGCAACTGAGTATGCTCCCTACTTCTCCAGAGGCTCTATCACTCGTGCCATTGCTCAAGGAACCCCGGAGTCCGTGGTAGATGCAATCTATCGACCGACTATCACCAAGACGGGCCGGACCATCAACAACAAATCAATCGAAGCCATGACCCGCTCAAGAGAGCTTATTAAAGATCCCGCGCAATGGGACCGAATCAATAGGTCCTTCATGAACCAGGGCATTGAACAGGCTTTTGAGGATGGTGTGTTCAAGCCTAACCGTGCTCAGAAGTGGTGGAACAGTTACAAAGACCCAACTGGGACAGGCAACGAAGTGCTCCGTAAAGGATTAGGAGAAGCCGCCTTCAAAGATATCGATTCAGTGTTTACACAGCTCAGCAGCGCCAGGGTAAGAGAAATTGACGAGCTTGCCGCAGAGCTAACTAAGAACTACCAGAAAAAAGGCGATGCTTTTTTAAAGAGCAGTCAGCAGGGTACAAAGGCTCTCGTCGGCACCTTGGAAAAAGAGATTGAAACAATTCTTGGTGCTCCGCTACAATTTACCAAACGAGTTGAGTCAATCGGGTCTGGTGTGTTTGTATCGGGAGTTATGCGGACCAACTTCGCTACAATGGGACGAGGCTTCTTGCTGGCGATCGGTGCACCTACTCTTGGTAATCTCGTGAGTCATGCCAGAGGGCGAAGCCTGCTAAAGGCTCTTGTGCGGTCAGCACCCGGCACTATTGAAGGTGCAAGGGCCGTAAAGGGTATTCATGCATTGATGAACGCAAAAGAAGGGACTGAAGAGGACTAATGATGGCAGGTAAAAGGATAAGCAATGAAGTCATCGCGCTTAAGTTGGACGACCTGATTGACATTATCAAGGAGCACGTAAAAAAGGACGAAAGCAACTTTGCTGAAATAGCAAAAGCCATAGGGGGAGATGCCGACAAACCCGGAATCAAAGGCCGCTTGATTGCTATGGAGCAAATCGAAGACGGCCGTAAGTGGCATATCCGGGCTTTGTGGACATCCGCCCTAGGGCTAATTGTTTCTCAGTTCTTCAACTTGAAACCTTAACACCTATAAGACCGTCATTCGCCCTCGCATGGTCTAACTCGACTACGACCTCGGTTCTCCAGCTTTCTTTGGGCTCTCCGTCGAAGAATTCAACCGGGCTTTTCGCCGCCTCTCTGGCAACGTCCGCTCGTTTCTCGCTATCGCTTCCTGTCGTCGCTTCGCTTTCCTCTCGGGGAAGTTCATTCGCAACATCCGGCACTCCTTTCAAAATCGCTACTGGCATGGAATAACGAGGCGCTGCTTCCGGCACAGGCGGCTGTAGGATCTTCAGCGCCTGCTGCGCGTTGTTGATTAAGGTGTCGTCTCCGTTCCAAATCACTTCAGGTTCGCCGGTATGGTCGTCCGTTCGCAAGATCCAATTCTCCTCATTCGCCACTTGCTGAATGATAGGCTCCCACACCTTCATTGCGGAGATCGCTTGGTGCAGGAAGGAATGAGAAAGTTGCAGCTCATGGGT